GTAGTTATCAAATTCAATACTGAATTCAGAAGATCAGTGAAGTTTTCATCAATTGCCTTCGAAAGACCATTGATAAAGCTTATCAGCAAGTCGAAACCCGCTTGGGCTATGTCATCCATTTTCTCACTTATACCACGAATGAGTCCCAAAACAATTTCTATACCTGCCTCGACTATAGGCTGCATATTATTAGCTATAGCCTCCAGTAAACCCGTTATTATAGACAGAACCTTTTCAAATATCATCGGACCATTCTCATCGATAGCCGTAAGAATAGATGTAATAAGGTTCAATATCGTAGTTACTATAAGTGGCAGTGTTTCGCCAATGGTTACGACAAGGCTCGTAATGCCGTCAAGAATTGCCTGGATAATACCAGTAACGATGGCCGATACCACAGTTATTAAGGCATTTACACTGGCCGTACTTGCTAAAGCTAAAGCGGTTAAACCAGCTGCGATGGCAGTCAATCCAGCACCAGTTAAAGCAAGACCCGCTCCAAATGCTAGTATGGATACGCCAACCAACGCCAGCGCACCAGCTAAACCAAGAATAGTGGGTATAACGGGAGTTAAAATCGCGCCTGCTAAACCGAGAACCGCAAAAGTACCTGCCAGAGCAACAAGCGCTACTAGCATGCTTGTAAAAGGAATACTACTTAGGATTTTTAATGCTGTGCCCAATACTATTAGCGAACCTGCTACAATCGTTAAAGCGAAAGCACCTTTGATATTGTCGTTCATTGCAGTAAGGAACAGCGCTAGAACGCCAAGTGAACCTCCGATAGCAACTATACCCTTAGCGATATCTTCCCATTGAAGAGTTTGAAATATCTTTAATGCAAGACTCAAAGTTATTAAGGCTCCTGCTGCAATCGTCAAAGCAAAAGCACCCTTGATATTGTCGTTCATTGCAGTAAGGAACAGCGCTAAAACACCAAGCGAACCTCCGATAGCAACTATACCTTTAGCAATGTCTTCCCATTGAAGAGTTTGAAATATCTTCATGGCTCCAGCTAATATAACAACTGCCGTAGCAACACCAACCATGGCGAGGCCAATACCTAACATTTTCTTTTGCGGAAAAGCGCGGGCTGTTGCAGTAAGAGTTGCCATTACTGCGACGAGAGCCACGATACTACGTCCTAGATCATCTTCAGGTATTTTAGAAAGGGTTTTCATTGCGCTAGCCAATATCAACACGGAAGTTGAAATTCCAACCATTGCTACGGCGATAGTTCCCAATCCTTTTATACCGCCACCAAATCCCGAAAATAACTTGAGGAACAAGCCAAGTTCTGTCATCAAAGCACCGATAGCGACAACCGATTTCATAAGTTTATCGCTTTCAATAGAAGATATAAGCATTAATGAACCAGCTAATATCCCAATCGAAATCGATATGGTCAAGAGCGATTTAGCATCTATGCTTGTTTTCCAAGATGACAAAGCATCTCGAACACCATCCAGCACACCAACTATCGAACTTTTTATATCGCCAAATATTTGAAGAGGCTTTTCAATGCTCGATAATGCTTTTCCAATAAATACTGAAATAGAAGCAATGGAAAGACTGTTGATTAACTTTGGCACGTCTCCTTTTATATTGCTAAAAAGTTTTGATAAAACTTTACTAACAAATGTGGCGCCTTGTCCAATAGCAGAAAATATATTTTTAATATGAGGCGAAGCACCAGAAAACAAGCCCGTTAACCATTTTAAAACGCCGCCTATTTTTTCTCCAATAGTAACAAAAATATTTCCTTCTTCGATACTCTTGGATAAGGAAGTAACCATTTCTCCCAAAGAGCCAGTAAATTCTAAGAGTGTTGGCACGAGAGATTCCGAATTACCAAGAATGGATTGCACGACAGTCCAAACACCTTTTAGAGCATCTTTGATAATACGAAGAACTGAAAATAACCCCTGAAATGTCGAAACTAAATTATCGCGATGCTTTTGTAGAAAATCAGAAATTGATTGCACAAAATCGCGAAAGTTTTCAGTAATCTCGACCAATCGTTCAGCGGTCATTGGAGGAAATACATTAGACCAAGCTTCGCCTAAAATATCCAGCATATCTTTAAACTGGCCTACTATTCCTATTAGTGATTCAATGAGAGCTTTTTGTCCTCCAAGTTCACTCCATTGAGAGAGTAATTCATTGCGAGTATTACCTGGTTCAGCAAAAATGTCGAACATCATCTCTGCTAAATCGGTCCAGGTACTAGTGGCTCGTTCTGC